CTAGAGATAAAACAGTCAATAGTTAAAGCACAACTGTAATGAGTAGACGACGTAAACAAAATAGACGACCAGCTAAAAATATAGGTGTATCGCCTACAGGAAGTAGCAGAGGCTGTTTATGTAAAGACGAGCTAACGTACTCTAGCGAGTGCTGCGACGGCTCACTATGGGCGCAAGGCATAGGACGCATAACAGCGGTAAGCGAGTAAAAATGCAAATAAATTAATCAATACGTTATATAATTATGAGTACAAAAGATAGAGTATTTAACAAACTTTTTAAGGGTAAAACTAATTTGTCTAAAAAAGTAGCTTTAGGACAGGTAGACGATTTAATGGCATTATACGACCAAAACTATATTTTAGAGGGGCAAATGCTAGACCAGAGAAATACAGTAAACGAGGCTGTCGTCAAAGTAGAAAACGAAATTGCAAACTTAATAAGAGATTACGAAGCTGGCGTTGAAATTTCTGAAAATTTACTAGAGAATAACGAAAAAATGTCTCAAATTTTAGCAGATATAGACTTAAGGGTCGGCGAGTTAGGTATTGACAGTTCAGACGTTGTGCCAGACTATAATAAAATAGTAAACTTTATAGGTAATACCGAAGAGACAGTCTTTTTTGACTATATTACTGAAGCCGCAAAAGATATTTTAAATAATAACTATTAATATGAGTACAAAAGAGAGAGTATTTAGTAGACTGTTTGATAGCAGTAAGCATAACACAGAATTAAAAAGAGCTGAGGCTAAGAACAAAATAGCTTTGTCTGTAGTATCAGATTTAGAAGACCTTTACGATTCTTTATACGAGTCCTACAATGAGGCTGTTTATTATTCAGAGGGTAGGCTAGATGATTTAGCCGACGAGTTTGTAAATATTACGTCTCCTATTAAAACAGAAATTGACGAAATGGCTATTAACGGTAGTGCTAGGTTTTTAGAAGAGACAAGCGAAAACGTACAAAAATTAGTACAAGAATTAAACGAAAAAACTAGCGAGCTAGGTATAGACCCTAGAGAGTTAGTGCAAAATTACGACCAACTTAATGAAATGTCTTTAGGTGGTAAAATGGTTTACGACGAGTTAGTATCTAAATATAGAGAGGTAATTAAATATACTGGTAATAACGATTTTCTATAAACAGTAAATAAATAGTAATAAATAAATAATAAATATGAAACCAACAGAAATGTTATCGCAAATTAAGACTTTGCTTTCAGCTAGAGTAAGTTTAGCACAGCAAACACTAGAAGACGGCGTAACAGTTATAGAAGCTGAGGCTTTTGAAGCTGGGCAAGCTGTGTTTATAGTTTCAGACGAAGAGCGTATCGCTTTGCCAATCGGAGACTATTTAACTTCAGAAGGTAAAACTATTATCGTATCTGAGGAAGGAATGATTGCAGAAGTAAAAGAGGCAGCAGCCGAAGAGACCGAGGAAATTAAAGAAGAGGAACTCGAGGAAGACATTATTGTAGAAGACGTGCCAGAAGCAGCAGCAGAAGAGGTAGCCGCTATCGTAGAAGCAGTAGTAGAAGTTATCGCTCCAGTAATTGAAGAGGTAAAAGAGCAAATGGAAGAGCTTAAGCAAAAGCTAGCCGATATGGAAGACAAAAAAGAAAAAATGTCTAGCCAAAAACCAGCTAGCAAGCCTATGAAGCACAACCCAGAGACACAGCAAAAGGTAGCACAAAACCTTTACGCTCAAAGTAACAACAGTAACACAACAAAAGACAGAGTATTCAACAAACTTTTTAACAATTAATAAAATGAGAAAAACAAATTTAAGAGACATTACTGGAAGCGGTAGTGTAGCAACAATCACAACGTCTTACGAAGGACAGTACCTAGGACAGATAATCTCAGCGGCTTTGCTATCTGGAGACACTATCGACAAAGGAGCTATCACAGTTAAGCCAAACGTAGCTTACAAAGAAGTAGTAAAGAAATTAGACACTACAGGAATTATTTCAAACGCAACTTGCGATTTTACAGTAACAGCAGACCAAATTACACTTTCAGAGAGAGTATTAGAGGTAGAGCCGTTCCAAGTAAATTTACAACTTTGTAAGAAAGATTTTTTATCTGACTATTTAGCTTTAGAAATGGGAGCTAGCGCTTACAAGACTTTACCTAATTCTTTTGCAGACTACATTATGGCTCACGTAGCTGCTGAGGTAGCACAAAAAACTGAGCAAAATATCTGGGGTGGTGTAAACGCTACAGCTGGAGAATTTGACGGTTTAACTACACTTATGACAGCTGACAACAACGTAGTAGACGTGCCAAGCGTAACAGCTACTTCTTTTACATCTGCTAATATTATTGAAGAGCTTGGAAAGTTGGTTGACTCAATTCCAGCCGCAGTATACGGTAAGGAAGACCTACATTTATATTTGCCAACGGTAGCTTTTAAGGCTTATGTAAGAGCTTTAGGCGGTTTTGGTAATTCAGGACACGCAGCAGCAGGAGCTAACGGTGTAGACAACAGAGGTTCTTTATGGTATGACAACGGAGGGTTAACTTTCGAAGGTATCAAAGTATTTAAAGCACCAGGAATGCCAGCAGACCATATGGTAGCAGCTGAGAAAAGTAACCTTTTCTTTGGCACAAACCTTCTTAGTGACCTAGGTTCAGCATCAGCTAAACTTTTAGATATGCAAGATTTAGACGGAAGCGACAACGTAAGAATTGTCCTACGTTTTGCGGCAGGAGTACAATACGGAGTATCACAGGATATTGCGCTGTATACTTTAGCATAATTAATTAACAATCAAATTAAGGGGTAGGTAAGCCGTTTCGTGCCTACCGCCCCTTTTTTTTTAACTTTTAAAAACATAAACAAATGAGTTGCAATTCACTAAGTATCGGACGTGCTTTACCTTGCACTAGCTCAGTCGGAGGTATAAAAGCATTTTACGTATGCTCATATGGTACTCTAGGCGCTTTAACAGTAAGCGGTACGACAGGCGAGTTAGAAAGCATAGCAGGAACGCCAACACTATTTAAATACGAAGTAGAAGGGTCTAACGGACTAGAGCAGGCTGTAACAGCCTCTTCTGAAAACGGAAGCGTATTTTACGAGCAGACATTAACGGTAACGTTAAAGAAACTAGACAAACTTACACAGTTTGAGCTAACAGATTTATTAAAGTCTAGAACCCACGTTTTTGTGGAAGACTATAATTCAAACTACTTCCTTATGGGAGCGACTAACGGAGTGCATAGCTCTGGTGGTTCAATCACTACTGGACAAGCCTACGGAGACCTTTCAGGATTCTCGGCTTTGACTTTTACAGCACAGGAAGTTTTACCAGCTTATTTTACAGTTTCTACTGTAGTTACAGATAACGAGTCAACATCACAACTTGAGCCAGCATAATAAAGGGTTATATTAGGTATATGCTAAGGCTATGAAGAGGGCGCAGAGATGCGCTCTTTTTTTATGCAAAAAAATAAAATTCTACGTTATATATGTATGAGAGTGTTAAAACCGACTACAAACGAGCAAACGTTTTTTATTATACCTAGAGAGTATGCTATTAGTAATGTAATAGAGCTTAGAGACGACCAAACCAATACTACAACGTCTTACACTACGACTATGGTAAAAGAAAACGACTACCTTAAATTTACAGGCGTATTTACTTTATTAGAGGGGCGTTTTTACGACCTAACCCTAACTAGTACCTCAGTAGCTGGAAGGAAATATAACGCAGATAAAATATTTTGCACAGCTCAAACTATTAATCAAAATAATAACGAAGAGTACAGCATAAATAAAGACCTTTATATAACCAACGACAGCTATAGTAACGACTATATAGTATTATGAAAAAATCAAAAAAGAAAACAACTAGCGGCGTAGTACAAAACTCTGTCCCTAGGTTTATTAATTTAGGAACGTATACAAGCCCAGAAATAGTAGAAGAGCAAAACAATGATTTTGTAAAGTACGGTGCAGACAATAATTACTTTGGGTTTCTAAATGACTTATTTAACGGCTCGCCTACTAACTCGGCGGCTATTAATGGTATAGCGCAGTTAATCGCTGGTCGTGGTGTGGACGCTTTAGACAGCAACCAAAAGCCAAACGAATACGCTACAATGAAAAAACTATTTACAGACGAGTGTTTAAGCCGTTTAGCGATAGATTTAAAACTATTTGGGCAAGCTAGCTTACAAGTTATATATAATGCAGACCACAGTAAGGTAGTACAAGCTGAACACTACCCAGTAGAAACTTTACGAGCTGAAAAATGCAGCAGCGAAAGCGGCGACATAGAAGCTTATTACTACTCGCCAGACTGGTCGCAAGTTAAAAACGGCGACGAACTAAAAAGAATACCAGCGTTTGGGTTTTCTAACGAAGACATAGAGATTTTATACATAAAGCCTTATAAATCAGGCTATTACTACTATAGTCCTGTCGATTATCAGGGAGCGACGCAATATATAGAAATGGAGTCAGAAATAAGCAACTTCCATTTAAATTCGCTACTTAATGGTATGGCGCCTAGTATGCTTATGAATATGAACTCAGGCATACCAGACGAAGACACTCAGCGAGAGATAGAAAATAAAATATATCAAAAATACACAGGCACTTCTAATGCTGGTCGTATAATTCTAGCTTTTAACAATAATGCAGACGAGCAGGCGACAGTCGAAACTATACAACTGTCAGACGCACACCAGCAATACCAATTCTTAAGCGAAGAGAGCAGCCAAAAGATTATTATAGGTCACAGGATTACAAGCCCATTACTTCTAGGTATTAACAAGTCTACAGGCTTTTCGTCAAATTCGGACGAATTACGCCAAGCTAGCATACTTTTCGACAATACTGTTATAGCGCCGTTTCAAGACCTTATTTTAAAAGCCTTTGATTCTATACTAGCTTACAACGAAATGAGCTTAAAACTATACATAAAGACCTTACAGCCCCTAGAGTTCGTAGACTTAACAAACGCTAACAGCGCCGAGGAAGTAGAAGAGCAAACAGGACAGAAGAGAGATTTTAGCGACGAGAGACCTAAATTAACAGACGAAATTGCAAAAGCACTACTAGACAGACTAGAAAGCTTAGGTGAAGAGGAAGACCTAGACGACTGGGAGCTTATAGACTCTACACCAGCAAATGAATACGACGACAATATACACAGCGCTTTAAGCCTAGCTAGCGTAGTTTCTAGCACACCTAGTCAGACAAGCGAGCAAGACACTAGTATTTTAAAAGTACGTTATGCTTATATGGGGTCTAATAATCCAGAGCGAGAGTTTTGTAAGAAAATGTGGGCAGCTAAAAAAATATACCGCAAAGAAGACCTGGACAAACAAAGTAGTGACAACTCAGAGCTAAGTCCCTCAGGCTCAAGCACTTACAATATATGGTTATATAAGGGCGGTGTTAACTGTAAACATTACTGGGAGCGACGTACTTACTTAAGAAAAAATAATAAGAAAATTACAGTAACTGAGGCTAGACGTAGAATAAACGAGTTAGACCCTAGCTTACGTAAAGAAGCAGAGATAGAAAAAAACGCACCAGAGGTGGCGCAAATAGCAAAGTCTAGTAATGATTACTGGCGATATAATAACTAAATAAATGGCTACAGCACTTTTTATAAATAGGACTGACCTAGTAAAAAACACTATAATAAACGGCTCGGTAGATACTGACCGCTTTATACAGATAATCAAAATAAGCCAACAGCAGCATTTACAGATATATTGCGGTACGGCTCTTTACGACGAGATTAGCGCAGCTATACTAGCAAACACAGTTACAGCAGACCAGCAGCTACTTCTTAACGAATATTTGCAGCCTATGCTTATTCACTATAGTATGGTAGACTACCTTCCATTTTCGAGTTTTGAAATTAAAAACGGTGGTTTATTTAAGCACACTAGTGAAAACGGACAGGCAGCGACAAAAGACGAAGTAGACTTTTTAACACAAAAACACAGAAACTACGCAGAGTTTTACACACGTAGATTTATAGATTATATGAGCTTTAACGCTTCTGAAAAGTTTCCTAAGTATTTTGAGAATAGAGACGAGGATATGTACCCCTCTAAAAGTGCGGCATTTGTTGGCTGGGTCTTATAATGAAAAAAGAGTATAAAATTAAAAAGACAAACGTTAAAAAGCTAGTAAGCTATATACGTATGCAAAAAGAAAAAAAGAAAAATGAGTCTTAGCGATATAAAAATATTTACATTAAATTTCAGTAGCCTAGCTATAAGTATGACTAACATAGACGTGGTATTAAAATTATCTCTTTTAGTAGTCTCTATAGGCTATACGATGCATAAATGGTATTTATTAAATAAAAACAATAAGTAATGAGTAACCCAATACTAGCATTAATACCAAGCGGCTATAAAGGTCAGACTGCCACAGCTCCAAAGGTTTACTCTGTTTTACCTAGTGATGGTAGTGGGGATTTTACTTTTGATAGAGCTAACGGACTTGCTACTAGAATAAATAAAGACGGACTAATAGAAGAGGTGGCAGATGACACTCCGAGACTTGACTACACAAATAGCACTTGTCCAAGTTTACTTTTAGAAAGCGAGTCAACTAATTTACAGTTTTATAGTCAAGAGTTTCAACAGCAAGAGTATAACGCTGTAGGTGTTACAGTAACAGCAAATGACGAAACGTCTCCTAGTGGCGAAGTAAATGCTGACAAAATATCTAGAACGACTACAGGAGCTAATTATATAAGAAGTATTTTAAGCAAATCAGCATCAGCTTTAGAGTATACAAGTTCTATTTTTGTTAAGCAAGGCGAAGGCGATTATTTCGCTTTTAGAACACAAGGTAATTATGCAGATAGAATAGACGTAACTTTTCAATTTTCTACTAAGTCAATCGTTTCTACAAACGAAGCAGGAGCTGCAATATTAAGAGGCACTAGCGTAAAGGAGTTAGCTAATGGTTGGTTCAGAATATCGTTTTCTTATTTGTCAGACACAGCAACTACACTTCAAAACTTTTTTGCTGCTAGAAGTACAAGTGCAAACGTAGATAGTAATGACCCAAGCACAACGGCTTTTATTTACCTTTGGGGTGCTATGATAGAGCAGAGTACGACTTTAAGCAGTTATATACCAACTTTAAGAGATGAGAGCCAGACTCGATTTAAAGATATTTGTAAAGAGGGTGGGGATTCTACTTTATTTGACATTACAGAGGGCAGTTTTTTTTTAGACGTATTGCCATATAATAGTGGATTAGTTTCTACAATTAGCCTAAGCAATAACTCGACATCACAAAGAATTTTAATACAATTTCAAAGCAACGGAACGCAAGTTAGATTGTTTTCAAGTGGGGGTGTAAGCAATTATCAGACAATTACATTTAATCAAAGAAATAAAATACTAGTTACTTTCAAACTTAACGAGTATAAATTTTATATAAACGGGGCTTTAGTAAGCACAGATACAAGTGCAACTGTACCAACTAGTTTAGATAGGTTAAATTTTTCTAATAGCACAGCCAATAGCGACTTTTTTCAAGGCGAGGTAAACAACACAAGAGTATACGACAAAGTATTAACAGAAGCAGAAGCGATAAAACTAACAACAATATAATGGGATACGGAGAAATATATAAAACAACGTGGTGGGGAAG